TGGGGGTGATGGTGTTAGCATCCTTGCTTATGATGCTGCTGCAAAAACCGTAGAAATCACACTCGATTCCGATTATACTGGAGTTCTAATTGCAGGTGATACAGTAACACAAGGTAGTGCTTCTGCTGAAGTTGTTACCGTCACCAGAAGATTACTTTCAGTAACTAATAGAGGATCCGTTGATTTTGCTGCTGGAAATGATATTGCCGATGATAACAGCAACACCGTAAATATTGGATCTGTAGCAAAAGAATATCTCTCAAGAGAAGTATTCAAAGGTCTAAGATGGTCCAGCGTTGGAACTCGCCCAGCAACTTCTCCATATGTATCTGGTAAAAATGGATACAGAGATGAAATTCACATCGTTGTTGTTGATACTGCTGGTGCTATCACTGGAACTCCAAATACAATTTTGGAAAAATTCACTGGTCTATCAAAAGCTTCTGATGCTAAGACAACTAACGGTGAAGTAAATTATTATCCAGAAGTCTTAAAAAACAGATCAAATTATATTTATTGGGGTGATCATAATGATACTGACCTATTTGATGTTCCATCAGGAGTAGATTTTGGTGCTGCAGCTGCAAATAGTTCATTCAACCTAGTAAAATCTTCTGGTGGTGTTACTGATTCTGTAACTGGTTCAGTATTCCTAAATACTGCAAACGGTCCAACCAAGCAATATGTTTTGGCAAATGGAGTAGACTCATTTGCGTTCAGTGCCGAACTATATGAAGATGCTCTAGATCTACTTGCGGATCCTGAAGCTGAAGATGTCGATTTCGTTCTTCCTGGTGGAATGGGTTCTGATGAATTGGCAGCACTAACAAAAGCAAATGCAATTCTCAATCTTGTAGAGTCGAGAAAAGATTGCATGACATTCTTCTCGCCACTAAGATCTTATGTTATCGGTATTTCAGATACCGCAGACATTACAAATAATCTCGTAAATTATTTCTCAAAATTTAGCAGCAGCTCTTATGCTGCATTTGATAGTGGTTATAAGTACATCTATGATGTTTACAACGATGTATATCGTTATATTCCTTGCAACGGAGACATGGCAGGTCTTTGCCTACAAACAGCTAGAAATGCTGATGCTTGGTTCTCTCCTGCTGGGTTCCAAAGAGGTGTTCTAAGAAATGCTATTAAACTAGCATATTCGCCAAACAAATCACAAAGAGATAGCCTCTACTCAGAAAGAATCAATCCTGTTGTATCCTTCCCTGGTCAAGGTATTGTCTTATTCGGTGACAAGACCGCTCTCGGTTATTCATCTGCATTTGATAGAATCAACGTTCGTCGCTTGTTCCTAACAATTGAAAAGACAATTGGTAGAGCATCGAAGTCACTTCTATTCAACCAGAATGACGAGACCAGCAGATCACAGTTCAGAAACTTTGTTGAACCATTCCTAAGAAATATCCAAGGAAGAAGAGGAGTAACTGACTTCTTAGTTAAGTGTGATGCTGAAAATAATCCTCCAGAAACGGTCGATAGAGGAGAGTTCTACGCTGAGATTTATGTTAAGCCAACCAGAACTATCAACTACATCACCCTTTCCTTCATCGCAACGAGAACTGGAGTTGCTTTCGAAGAAGTTGCATCGTAATTTTTGACATAAAAACCACACTAGGAGATAAAGCAAATGGCAACGCAAAACGTAAGAGGAAGAATTACCTCATTCAAATCACAATCAAATCTAGATTATGCAAGACCTAATCTTTTCCAGGTTGATATTGATTTTCCAGAAGCAGTGGTCGGTCTAATTACTGATGCTGCTGGTGGCGGTGGAGCTTCGTCGGATCCTGTAAATTCGATGAGAGTTCTTGGGGGTTTCCAAGTTAAGGCAGCTCAAATTCCAGCATCTACCGTTGGAGTTATCGAAGTTCCTTTCCGTGGAAGAATGTTAAAGATTGCTGGTGATCGCACATTCGAACCATGGACAATCACCGTTCACAACGACACCGCATTCAGACTAAGATCTTGGTTTGAAAAGTGGATGGAAGCAATTCAACTCTATGATGAAAATGCTACCGAAATCGATTACGGTGTTGCAGCTGCAGCTGCTACTACCGACTATCTAAGATACATGAAGGATATGAAAGTTACTCAACTAGATAGAAGAGGCAACGCAGTAAGATCATATAAGTTCTATGATTGCTGGCCTTCAAATATTTCTTCAATTGATCTTGATTTTGGAAGTAATGATGCTATTGAAGAATTCACTGTTGAACTACAAGTTCAATACTGGAAACCAGAAATCGGTGATACCGAAGTAGAAATCGATTCTGATAGAGCAGGATGATTTACATTGATAAATAGTATCGGACTAATCTTCGATACTATACAATGTCACAATTATTTGGATACTCTATAGAGAGAGCAAAGAAGGTTCCGAAAGGGCCTTCTTTTGTGCAGAAAGACAATCAGGATGGCGCAACACCCATCGCTGCTGGTGGTCACTATGGTTATTATGTCGATATTGATGGCACTGTCAAAAATGAATGGGAATTAATTCAGCGTTATCGTGATATGATTCTACAACCAGAGTGTGACTCTGCTGTGGATGATATTGTTAATGAAACTATTTGTGGTGACTATAATGATGTTCCTATTGCAATTAATTTGCAAAATATTAAAGGGATGAGTGAGAAAGTTAAAAAATTAATCCGTGAAGAATTTGACTATGTTCTAGAACTTCTTGATTTTGAAAATAAATCTTATGAAATTTTCCGTCGTTGGTATGTTGATGGAAGATTATTTTATCATAAAGTTATCGATGTGAAAGATCCAGGTGAAGGTATTATCGAATTGAGGTATATTGATCCAAGAAAAATTCGCAAAGTTGTTGAAGTAGAGAATAAACCAGTAAGAACAGATCCAAATGATCCTCAAGAAGCATTCATGCAGAAGACTGTAGAATACTTCATTTACAACGGAAAAGGATTAAAGGCTGGTGATGTTCAAGGTATCAAAATTGCTCCAGATGCAGTTACTTATTGCCATTCTGGCATCTTTGATATGAATAAAAATATGGTGCTTTCGCATCTACACAAAGCAATCAAAGCAGTGAACCAACTCCGCATGATTGAAGACTCTCTGGTTATCTACCGTCTATCGCGTGCGCCTGAGCGTAGAATTTTCTACATTGATGTCGGTAATCTACCAAAGATCAAAGCAGAACAATACCTCCGTGAGGTTATGTCTCGCTACAGAAACAAGTTAGTGTATGACGCTAACACTGGCGAGATTAAAGATGACCGTAAGTTCATGAGTATGCTTGAGGACTTCTGGTTGCCTCGTAGAGAAGGTGGTCGTGGTACAGAGATCACAACTCTTCCTGGTGGTCAGAATCTTGGAGAACTTGAAGATGTTAAGTATTTCCAGAAGAAACTGTACAAGTCACTCAACGTTCCTAACTCAAGATTAGAAACAGAAACTACATTTAATATCGGTCGTTCCACTGAAATTACGAGAGACGAACTGAAATTCCAACAGTTCATCAATCGTCTTCGTAAGCGTTTTTCAGATCTTTTTCAAGATATCTTAAAAACACAACTTCTTTTAAAAGGAGTTCTTACATTAGAAGATTGGGATCAAATTAAAAATCATATTCAATATGATTTTGTTGCTAACAATTATTTCAATGAGCTCAAGAACATGGAGATGCAAAACGAGAGAATGAATCTCGTTGCAACCATGGATCCTTTTGTTGGTAAGTATTTCTCTATTGAACAAATTCGTCGTAATGTTCTTCAACAAACTGAAGAGGAGTTCAAAGAAATTGATAAACAAATTGAAAAAGAAATGGCAGACGGAAAGATTGTCGATCCAAATGCAATGATGGATCCTGGATTAGCAGGTCAAGATCCTAATGCTGCAATGGATCCAAATGCGATCGCACCAGAACAAACTGGTCCTCCGCAAATGGGAGATGGTGGTGTTGAACCAGATCCCGCAGATTTGAAAAAAGCAGAATTCTAAATAATTAGATAGGAGATTAAGTTATTATTATGTCTACAGAAATTTTCGATAGTATTTTTACTAAAAATAACGCGCAAACAATTGAACTTGTTGGAGATGTTTTGCAGTCAAAAGCATACGATCTCATTCAACAAAGAAAAGTTGATGTGGCACAGAGCTTATTTAACGAACCAGTAGAACAAGAGGAAGAAGAATGATGAAACTAATCACGGAGAATATTGAAGAAATTCAAGTTCTTACCGAGGAAGCAGATGGTAAGAAAAATTATTACATCGAAGGTATTTTCCTTCAGGGCGATTTAACTAATCGCAACG